AGACTGGGATTCTGATGGTGATGTAAAAGATAATGGCTTTGATGACTTAGTTCATGTGGAGATACTTGATTAATGCCAAAACAAATTATTAATATAAATAATTTTGGAAGAGGAATAAATGATGTAAAAAATCCTAGGGATTTATCTATAGGTGAAGCTGTTAGCATATCTAATTTCGATACTTTAAATGCAGGAGAGTTAAGACCTAGAGGTAATTTTAAAACAGCTACTAATGGTCAAGCTACTAAATTAAACGAAAACTTTATTGATTCACAAACAGCTTCTTTAAATCCCGGATATGGTTTATATTATTTTGAATCTGATGATGTTGTTGGAGTTAGGGGGGTTACTATATCAACTTCAGGAGCAGGTGGATACTCAACTAAAGACGGGACTAATTTAATATTTTTAGCAGCTAGCGATACTATAAGAATTAATAATGATAATTTTTGGACTGAGAATAATATACTTACTTCAATAACTTCTTTTCCTGTTAAGATAATAATATCTGGTACTGCAAGTAATAATGGAGTTTTTACTATAACTGGTATAGGTTCTGATTTAGACCCATCATCTTTTCTAAGCTCTACTTGGAATCCTACTGGAAGTAATAATCATTTTGCATATAATTATATAGAGGTATCTGAGTCTCTTACAGATGAAAATGTATCATCAAGCACTAGTGTAAATATACAAAGAGTTGGTTTTGTAGGAGATAGTTTTTTAGCTTTAGGTAACACAGATGACGGTAAAGTAGATATTTTTACAGACAGTCTTGGTTCTTTTGCAAACGATAAGATAACTGTTCTTGGGACATCAGACACTAATGAAGTGTCAGATTTTGTTTATTATTATATAGACTCTTCATTAAGGGTAGCAGATGCTAACTTTAGAAATGAATCTACTCCGAGGTGGTACGGCTTTATAGATAGGACTCAATTTCAGTTTAACATAGGAACATCAACTGAAGGAGTTAGAAATACTATCCTACCTGCTTTTTACGAAGAAGACAATGATTTATCTAAACCCTCTGAAGTAAAATTTACTTCTCACGGTTCAATTAATGGAACAACTGAGTTTACGACAAGTTCATCTGGTAGAGGTTGGGGAATATCAGCATTAGAAGCTACTGAAGATGGTAACCATAGTGCCGGTGAGTATGAGTTTGGTGGAACTTTTATATATGATGGGAATCAAGAGTCTTTAGTTACCAAAGCAAGCACTACTTTAACAATAGAAGGTTTTAAAAAACTACTATTTAATATATATGCCTACGATGATGGTTCAACTTTCTACAACAGAAGGATTTCTGGTGGTAGGATATACTGGAGAGACGCAAATTCTAAAGAGCCTTGGATTTTATTTGCAGACATAGATATAAGAAGAGGTGTTAGAGCATCTTTACAAGACGATTTTAAAGGTTGGATAAAAGATACTGATGGTAAATATAGAGTAACATCAGATACAACATCGGCAAATAGACAAAATGCTTATTGGTTATTGGGTGCTAGTTCAACTAACTTAGAAAGCTATGAGTCTATAAATGGTTTTTCTCCAAACATTGCAAAGCAAATTGCTTTTGGAAAACTTGGCTCTGGGTACAAGACAGCTGTGGTTGCTAACAGAAGAGCGTTTGTTGCTAATGTTTTGTATGACGATAATAAAACAGGTTCTTCTGAAGAGAATACAGATTTTGAACATTATGGTGACAGGATAATGTTTAGTGAAATAGGTAAGTATGACTTGTTTCCAGATTTTAACTTTATAGATGTAGTCAAAGGTGATGGTGAAGACTATGTTAAGCTAGAATATTTTTCAGATAGGCTATTTGCTTATAAACAAAGAACTTTGCAGATATTAAATATATCATCACCTTCACCTTCTAATTGGTTTTTGGAAGATACAGTTCAAGGAGGTGGAGTTTCTAAGCCTTACTCTGTTTGTAAAGGTAGTTTAGGTATTTTTTGGGCTAATCAATCTGGTCTATATCACTTTAATGGTTCATCAGTAAGAAATGTAACAAATGGTAAGATAGATTCTAATACTTGGTCTGCATTTTTAAACAACAAGCAAGCTTCATTAGGGTATATTGCTAACTCAAATCAAGTTGTAGTTATGCAAAAAGTAACATCTTCTATTGATGCCTATATATATCAAATAGAAACAGACTCTTTTGTTTTTGGTGATGATATATCTCCTAATAAATCTAGCTCTTTTGTTCCAAATATAAGTAATTTTGTTAACGATAGTTTGGGGAATCTATTATTAGCTTATGATGTTCAGTCAACAGATTTAAATGGAAACGGTGCAAACAAAGTGCATATAACTAAATGGGATACAGGAGAGGGAGAGCATAAAGTTTATAAACTTGAAACACCAGATTTACATCTTAATAATACTGCTTCTTTAAAAAAGTTTTATAAAATTTATATTCATTACAGGCACACAGATTCTAACGCTATAGATAGAACTAATGTATATTATCAAGTAGACCAAAGCGGCACTTGGAATACAATGGCTAGTGGTTCTTTTACTCAATCTGGAAGTAATTACAATATAGCTGTATTTCAAGCTAGTACTTATCCAACTTTTCAAAGCATAGCTTTTAAAATAGAAACTGACTTAAGTAATGCAACTGGTTTATATATAAATGATATACAAGTTGAGTACAGACCTATAAAGAAAAGAGTTAGTTAATGTCTAAAGATATGAGAAACTTAAGAAGATTAATTAACCTTACAGAGCAACCACAGTCTTTTAATGATGGAAGCCCTGCTACTAATTTACAAGAAGGAAGTTCTTTTATTACTTTAGAAAATGGTAGGCTTGCTATATATAGAAAGCATAAAGGTTTAAAATGGAAATCTTATATGTCTTCAGATGGAAATCAATATGTAGATAAAAAACTTACTACTAATTCCTTAGAATACACAAATACATTTATAGACTATAGAATATATAAGCATAATTTTGCTGATAATATCTCGACTACAGAGCATTTCTTACCTTGGCAAGGAGCAAAGGAAGGAGTAAATATGGATGTAGCGGAAGATGCTTTTTTAGTTCCATTTAAAATGACTTGCCATAAAATATTATTTAGACCGGAAACCTTTTCTGAATCTTCAGTAGACTTTACCTTCAAGGTTAAGAGACAGGATAGTGGTGACACAACGGTTGATGAAGTTGCTAGTGTGACGAAGACAGTAACGGAGGACGATACAACTATTCAAATAATACAAACAGATTTTAACAATACTCCCATAGTAGATGTTGGTGCTAAAGTTTCAATAAGTATACAAACTGACGTTAACCCACATACCTCATCTAAAGATTATTATATAACATCTGTATGGAGAACTGAAATACAAATATAGGAATTAATATGTACGATAAAAAGAAAACAATTAAAGGATATATGGGCGGTGGATATATGAAGCCTATGAGTTATGCAAATGGTGGATACATACCCGGACTATCTAATCTTCTATACGGAGCTGGATTAAAAAGAGACGTAAGAACAGCTCAAGAAGAATTTGAAAAGCAAGCAGAGAAAGTAGCTAAGGAACAAAAGTATAGAGCAATAGGTGGAAAGATAGGAAAGTTTCTAGGCAAAGCTGCTGGTTACGCATTAGCCGTACCTACTGGTGGTTTGTCTATACCTGCTGGAGAAGCACTTGGAGCTACTTTAGGGCAAGCAGGTGGTGAATTAGCAGGTGGCTCTTTTGTAGATGCTGGAAACATTAAAGGTTCTTCTACTGGTTTATATAAAGATGATTTTGATTACCTGAGAAAAGTAGGAAAAGAAACTGAAAGTCTTAAAGGTTTAGCTGAACGCTCTGCTGTGGCAGGTGCTACTACTTATGGAGCAGGTAAACTAGGAGAGTTAACAGAAGGAACAAAGTTTGATTTTGGTGAAGCAACACTTAAAGATTATTTTACAGACACAGCTAGAACTACTGGGATAGGTGGAGATAAGTTTGCAGAAGAAGTTACTAGGCAAGCGTTATTAGATAATCCTGAACTAGCAGAAGAATTTTCAGGGGCAGGTCTTGACTTAGTAGATATGCCAGAAAGTGATTTTGTAGATTTATCAGCTCCGTCAATTGCTGATAGTCAAATGGCAGAATTAAACAGGTTAAAAGAACTTCAATTATCGCCTGAAGGAAGAGCTAAGTATGAATCTTTAACTTCAAATCCTGTAATGTCCTACGAGGAAAGCCTTAGAGGTTCAGATAGATTAGGCAGGTTAAACACTACAATAGCAGATATTAATGAAGCAAAAGTATTGAGAAATCAATCTAGCTCTAGAAGTCTTAATAACCTTATAAAAGAATTTGGAGATATTCCAAGTGCACAAAAATATAGAGACAGAGCTTCAAACTTTGCGGATATAATAAAAAGACTTGAGTCTGAGCTTGAGCCTGCTACAGAAGAGCAAAGACCTTTAGCTTCTTTACAAGATTTATTACAACAATACCCAGAACAATCTTCTCTATCTGGAGATTCTAGTAATTTAGATTTTATAGAAGCTTATCAAAGAAGATTAAGAGGTTATGCTGAAGGTGGATATGTACAAGGTTACAAAGATGGTGGTATGACTAAAGATAAAAGAGGTATGGATTATTTCAACAGAGAGTTTTCTAAAGA